TCAAGGGTCTTGAGCGCGCTTGCGCTCATACGGTCGAGGCTGTGGTATTCAGCCTCCGGCATGTCCATCACAATCTTCATGGGTCAGTCTCCGGTTGTGGCAAGCACCATGCTTGCGAGTCGCACGATAGCGACCGTATCGACACACCGCAACCGGGTCCGTAAGGAATTCGCAATCAAATATGCGTACGGCTATCGCAAAACGCGTACGGGGTCGGGGTTCGACCGCAATTCGATGATGGATCGAATCGACGGTACTTGTTCAAATATGTAGTACTTTCGTACACCTTATTCGGACTTGTCGATCCGGTAGCCAAGTCGCCACAACACCCGGCTCATTTCCCGACTGGCTTGTGCAACTCGCTCTTCGCACCACGACGGTTCGATGCAATGCAACAGTTCGTGGATAAGGGTGTCCAACAATTCCTCCTCGGACTGCCACGTGCCGATGCGGATTCGCCGTCCCTCCGCCTTGCCCGGATCGACCATGTCCCCGTAGTCACGCAGTTGCGGAACGAAGCGCAGCGTCCACCACTTGCCGTTCAGTTTGACGCGCATCTGTCCTCCTCAAACGGTCAGTTTGCGGGGAAGAACTCCGGCTTCAGGCGATAGGCCATGCACCCGCTGGGAGCGGTGCCTTTGTGCAGCGACAAGCGCATCCAGACCGCGCCCTGAATTTCCGGCGTGCGCCCCTGCTCCACGTGGAAGCCCCCATTTCCGTCGGCGTACTCGTCCTTGTACGTTCCAACCCGCACGTGGTACTGGGTGTCGTGTTCGACGCGCATGCCGTTGCGGTCGTAGATCAGGCGCTCCCGGGCCAGCGGCATCACCCATTGCTTGTGGACGTGGCCCTGCACGATTACGTCCGCGTCTGGAATCACCGCAGCCTGACGGCGAACCTTCAGGGTGTCGAAGGACATCAGTGCGGCCCCTCCGCTGCCGTGGAAATACTTCAGGTTCAGGGCGAAGCGGTGGCTGTTCACGCTGACCGTGAACTTCACCCAGCCCCCGTACCCGCCAGCATGCACCCGATGCTTTGACATCATCGACATGCGCTCGCACAGCCGCTCGGTCAGGTCCGTCTCATTATTCTTGAGGACACTAGACTCGTGGTTGCCGCGTCCGATCACGACGCAGTGCTGCGAGTACGGCGCATAGAACGTCGCGGCATGGTTGACGATCGAGTCGAAGTAGTCCGGGGCCAGAGCGTGCTCTTCTCGTACCCCTTTGCGACTTCGCCGTGGATCCGCTCTCCCCTCCATCGCACAAAAGAGGTCACCTACATCGATCCAACCACCCTTGCGCCGAACCATTTCAGCAAAGTGTTGCTTCTCTAAATCGTGATTTGCCAATGGGTTATCGTGATGTCTGTCCCCTGATAACAGAAACCACCAGTGGTCGGTCACGCTCTTCGCCACCAGTTCTACGTGGTGGATGTTGCGGGCGAGTGAGGTCACCGACCACGGTAGTTTCACAGGCTTACCGTAATTCAGGAGTGTTCAGGTCCATACACCCCCATCGGAAGTATTCATCGCAAGCCATGAATAAACACGCCCCCGGCCTTGCGGCAACAGGGGCATGCTTCCGGGGGCTTGAATGGGGGTGGGGACGGGCACCTGACCGCGCCCGTCCCCCTGACCCTGCGTTTGACATGGGCGCGACCGGGACGCTACCATGCTGGCTGCTGAACAACCAAACGCGCTGGGAGCATAGCGCACTCTGGCCTGCGGGTCAATGCTCCTGCAAGTATTGCCCGGCACGGTAGGGGCAAAGTGGTTCAAGACGCGGGACATGACCCTAGCCCGCGCCGTCGCCCTGACACGACGCGCTCATCCCACAGTGAGGCGGCTGGCTACCACCCAGCGAAATGGTGCAACATGTGGGCAATGGGAAACCTCGCACGGCTCCGGCTGGGCTGATTCCCGTGACCTCTTGCCGGGGTCATGGTGTTCCTTCACTCACCAGTTGAACTGCAAACAGCCCAGCAGCCTGCGCTCGGGGCTGTGCAGGGGTGCGGGGGGCGCAGCCCCCTGCGAGACCTTTATAAAAACAAACTACTACTCACTCCCGTAGCGAGCAGCGAGGCGAAGCCTCGATGCGAACTAGGGAATTCTTGGGACCGTCCGTCGTGCTGCCTGTTCGCGAATGCGCTTGCGAATTTCATCTGGCGAGTAGCGCATGCGCAGACGATCGACGGCTTCTTGCACGGTGCGCTCATTGGCCTTCTTCTCTTCTGGAATCTGCTGCGCAACGAACCGATACAACTGGTACACGGGCACGCCGCGCAACTGGCCCAGCGCCAGCAATGCAGGCACGGCGTTGTAGTACCAGTCACGATCAGCCTGCATCTCACGCGCTGCCTGTTCGATCGGACGTACAACGATCGCCTGTCCCATCGCACGGCGATTGACGATCGATTGCAGGGCAGTCGAGAATCCGAGCCCAACGTATCCGAACGTGGAGCCGATCAATTCGGCTGCAACCGATGCCGGGACAGACTTCACGGCTTCAGCGAATGCCTTGTCTTCCTCGTCGTCAGGCTCGTCTGCTCCGCCGAACAAGGCCGCGATGGTCTTGGCCATGTATGCAACCGTCGCGACCGACGCCACGCCGATGATCGTGCTGCTTGCGGTGTTGCCTGAAATGGCGAGAGTCGTTCCAATCCTTCGCTCGCCGGACAACCATGCCCGGCGGATCTGGTTGCGCGCCTTGAGCGGATCGCTGCTGAACACGAACAGCATGCGCCACGTTGCGCCGGACCCACGCACTCGATTGACCGCAGCGAATGCAGTCTCATCGAATTCATCGCTGGCATTCTGGGTCAGCCGGAAGTCGCGCTCGGCCCGCTTGACTGCCTGCTCAAATGCATCGGTGCCAGTCAGGCCCTCGTCCTTCGCTTCTGCAAGGCGAGCCTCGACGGCGACCGACATGATGTGCTCATCCATCAGCCGCAGCATGTCAATGAGCGCGGTGAGCGTGAGGTTTGCGTTGTCGGTCGCATCACCCAGCGCATTCAAACTATCGGTGATGTTCTTCGCAATGGCCGCATGCCCAGCGGATGCGAACGCACGCGCCATTCCCTTGGCTGCGGTCATCACCTTGACTCGATCGCCTGCCGACAACGTGCCGGACACGATGCCTCGCATCTGCATCTGGTGCCGTCGGGTGAAGTAGCCACTGGCAGAATGAATCTCGTCAACGCGAGCAGCCCATGCGCTGGGCGAGCGCAAACGGATGGCAGCACGCGACAATCCCTCGACCCAGTAGTTCCCGGGGATCTCGCTGCCAAGACGAATCGTTCCACCGACCACGACCTTCGCTGCCGTGCGCGGTGACAACGACAGAACCGCGCCCGTGACGTTGTTGGTCATCCGGTCAATGGCGTTCGTGGATGCACGGGCGGTCGCGCCGACGCCGTTGCTGAAGATCGCGAGGATCGCCTCCGCCGTGTTGCGTCCCATCTGCCGATCGATTGCAGCCACGATGTCGGGATCGGTGAGCACGGTCGATGCATCGCGATAGGGCTGCGCCATGTGAATCATGTCCAGCGCAACATGCAGGTGCCGCTCCCACGTCTGGAATGCATCGCGATAGATCAGCGGCTGGCGTCCACCTTCACGGGCATTGGTGAACCCAACGCTGGTCAGCGCACTGCGAACCAACGACCCATGCTGGTTCAGCACGGACTTTGACTCGCCTTGGAATTCGTCCATGTTCCGGACGCGAGGCCAGTAGTTCGTGATCACAGGGGGCTGGTCGCCCTCGACAAGGAACACGGCTTCCATTGCACGGTCACGGATCTGCACCTCAAGCACGTCCTTCATCGCATCGATCAGGCCGCGCTGTCCCGCAGTCAGCCCAGCACGAATCGCCCGGATCTCCGCGTCCGTCGGGAATACAGTGAGGGTTGTCTCGGCACCCGCAAACTGCAAGCCCTGCTTTGCAGCATCCGGTGCCGTCGGTGGAATGAACAACTCCAGCGTCTCGTCATCCATTGCCGCGATGGACATGGCCAAACCAACTGGAATTGTCCGCGTCCGACCTTCCAGCACCACGTCCATGGTCTCTGCGATCGACGTTCCGTTGAGACCGTTGCGAAGTGCGTAGTCTTCGATGCCAGCGTAGCCCGCCGCACGAAGTGCAGTGCCGAGCGAATTGAGGATGCGCGCATGCTCAAGCCCAGCCTCGCCCTTCGCATCCTGTGCGCCGACGAGCATCTCGTTGATGACTCCGCCCATCGTGCCCTCGACCTCAAGCATCAGGGTGTAGATGTCCGAGTTGGCAATGGAAATGCGGCGCGCCAGCGACTGGCGAGGCGGAAGGTCCGCACGATCCCGCATCGGCAGCGTCTGCCGACCAATCATGGCGGTTGCAAGGCGGGTCTTCAGGTCGTTGTATCTGGCGACGCGCTGCTGCTGCCCGGCCACGAACGACGCCCGGTCCTGTTCGTACAGCAGCAACGCAGCCTGCACGTCATTTGCCGAATCCAAGACCTGCGCGTAGATGTTTACAGCGTTGACCACTGCCGAACCCATGCCCGGCACGGTAGCCACCGTTGCATAGATGCGACGGCGATTGGCCTGCCGGAGATTGGCGTCCGCCTTCGTCAGCAAACGCTCGATCGCCTGCCGCACGTCCCACCGCATTCCCCGCTTGTTCATGCGCTTGCGCAGCGCAGAGATCACCCGCAGTTGCTGGCGAACTTCCTCATTGACGGCCAGTTTGGTTGCCTCGACGGCAATTCGATTGGCCTTTGCAATCGTCGTTGCGTTGGCGATTCGCGTGGCAAGCGGGCCGCGAAGATTGCGCGGAAGCATCATGGCCGCGTCCATGGCAATCCGCCGCGCTGCACGCTGCACTGCCAGCACGTTGCGTGACTTCTGGAGCATGGTCTTGATCGCGAAAATCTGGCGCTGAAGCGTGTCCTCACGCTGCTGCATCTTCTTCAGGATCTGCTGCCGACCACGCATCATTCCCTGCACTTGCCCAGCACGAAGACCCATCTGGTGCGCAAAGTCGATTGCCCGAGCAGACGCCTTGGCATCAACCTTGATCCTGTGGGTCGCGGCGCGCAACGCAGACTCGGCCTGCGCAACGCGTGCTTCAAGCACCGCGACGCGTTCACGGAAAGGCTTGGCCGCGTTGCGTTCCTTCTGCATTCCAAACACCTGCCCGGCAACCAAGCCCTCGTTTCGTCCGATGGCATACGCCCAGTTGGCAATGCGATCGACACGATCCTCCGCTTCTGCCAGTGCCTCAATTGCTTCCCGCGTCTCGGACTTGCGCTCACGCATCTCCTCGCGCAGGCGAACTACGCGAGCACGCGCCTTCTCCAGTTTCTTCGCAGCCACGCTTGCGGTTTCCGCTGCTGCAATCTTCTCGGCATCATTGATTGCCTTGACTCGCTCAAGGCGGGTCTTCAACCTCTGCGCCTGCCCTTCCTTACGCGCCGCAATCAATTCCGCGAACGACAACCTGCGCTGCAAGACCCGCACTTCGCGCATTGCGTTTGTACGCTGCGCAGCAGTCGTGTTCTCAAGATCCCGCATCGTGCGCTGCATGTCGGAAATCTGTGACCGCAATGCGTCTCGCTCGGCGTCTGAAGCGTCGGGATCTCGCGCCATGCTTTCTGTTGCGCTTGGCCCAGCACCAACCGGGGTGGCAGTTCCGAACACCTGTTCAACGACCGACGTGCCCGGGATCTTCACTAGTTTGGCGTAGTTGCCATATGCGGACGAACTTGGGCGTTCTTCATTCCGCATTGAAGCAATGAAGCCATCGTGCGCATTGATGAGGTATCCAATCAATCGAGCATCCGTATCACCAAGCACCCTTGAAAGCAACGGGTCTGGATTGGTATTTCTAGACACACGCATATATGCATCAACAAACCGTGGCAACAGCGCAACATTGACTTCGCCGGACTGTTCGCGCTCGATCATTGCGGTGCGCAGCGCAGCAACACCAGCAGCGTATGCGTCCTGATTGGTCCGAAAATCAAGTGCTTCGTCAGGGATCAATTCGCGAATGCTGGATGGTGCAACTCGTCCGTCGCTTACGAGGGCGCGAATGCTTTCAAACGTCATCCTCTGCCACGTCGCAAACGTGTTCGTGGAATTTCGGAGTGCATCGAGCCGCTTCCCGGCATGCTCATAGATGCGCTCAAGCGGAATTTCCATCTTCCGAAGTGGTCTAAACAGGATGTTCGCCAGTTCATTGGTGCCAGTCAGTCCAGACACGCCAATAAGCCAAGCGGCAACCGCACGAATGTGTTCCCGAAGATCACCGGGAACGTTGACACGCGTTTCTTCCGGCTTGTCATACTCATCCGCAATAGCCTTGAAGAACGTGAGAACATCAGAAATGATGTCCTCATTCGTAGGCATGCTGAAATAATCAGAGTTGTATTCAACGAGCGTTCGCAGTTGATCAAACCACCATGGTCCCGATATCGCTGGCTTGGCACCACCTTGTGCTCGGTAACTTCCAGTTCCGCCAAGATCGACATACAGCACGTTTCCAGTGTCTGGGTCAACAAGCGTGTTGTCGCCATCCATGCCAATCACATCCCAATTGCGTGACAGGGCATGCAGCACAATGTGTTCCTGCAAGTCGGCATATGCCTGTGATGCCTCAAACTCGCGCTGCCGCATCGCGTTCCGGAACTGCCCGATCGTTTGATACCCCTCGGCGTACCGAGTGATCAAAACCCGGTTGAGATCCGGTGTTCCAACCCGGACATCCATTCCATAGTCAGGAACAGGCAGTCCCAAGAACCGATACGCGTTGAAGTATTGCAGTTCGTTCCGACCGAAGTTCGCGTTGCCAAGATCGCCCTTTACAACCCATCGTTCACCCGTAGGCGCAGTCTGAAGCGTTGCTCCAGTGGATCCACCAAGTGGCGAACTACCAGATAGGGCCGCGAGCGGAGGAACATTCCCTGCTCGCATCTCCGCGAAGTCCATTTGCTCCAGCGTTTCACCAGTGAACGGGCTAATAAGGTTGCGGCGTCCGCTCACCACGATTTCATTGTGAACCCCAGCCTCGTCCTGCACGCCAATAAACTCAACAACGTCATACCCATTGGCAAGCGCGACTTTCTGCACCTCGTCCGTTGAAATCAGGCCACGAACACGATCTCGCACATCTGGCGGCAACTCCGATTCCGGAAGGTTGTCCCACATTTGCCCCAAGCAATCGATCCGCAACGGGTTGTATGCGATGACGTAATACGCGTGAATGTATTTTCCGAAGACCTTGAGGTCGTCGGTGCTCACCGTTGACAGCGACAATCCGCGCAGCAACTTGTCCGTTTCCGACCGATATGGGGAGAACTTCACTGCGTCGGTTGCGTGATACAGCAATACGGGATTGGTTGGATTCGACGTTCCGATGAATCGGGCGTTGCCGGATACCACCAGCGCCTTGAGTTCGTCAGACGGTTCGCGTGCGAACGACTCAAGCGTAAACCCGCTTTCAGCGGCCCACCGAAGTTCTGCTTCGATTGCGGCCTTGGTCTTGCGGACCTCCGCATCCTGCGCCTCTTCGCGGGCAAAGGACTCGGATTGCGGCTCGGCAACAACACCAGCATCTGCACCATCCGCCACCGTGGCGTCGAGATCATTTTCCGCCAATGCGCTGCGCAACTGCGCCTGCGCCGATGACGTGCCGAGATCCACCGACATCGCCTCGCGCATTGCCACTCGGTAGTCCTGCCCGACAGGATCATCTGCCGCGCCGAACATGGCGTACAACTCCTTCTCCACATACCACAGCGCGGCCTGCGCGTCTGCAACCTCATACTGCAAGCCAGTCTCGTTCTTGACAACATCAATCGCTTGCGTCAGAATCGACCGCATCTGCGTCCGAATGTAATTCGACTCTGGAGCCGCAGCCGACGCCGAAAGCGCCTTGGCATACCGCACAAGCGCAGCCTCAAGCGGGGACTTCTTCCGCAACTTCAGCGAGGTGCCAACCACCACGCGGTTGCGGACATCCTTTGCGAATTCGACGTCGAAGTTCGTCGCAACCTGATCGAGCAGCGCCGGGTTCTCCAACACGTTTGGCGGGATTCGACGCAATACCTGCTCTGCTTCGGCAAACCCGACGGCATCAGGATTCCCTGCGGCAACGATTGCCCGAGCCTTCGCCAGTTCCTGCGCGACATCCGCAATGGCTGACCGAATGGCTGTGTCGTCTTGTCTTCGCAGCATGCCAAGCGGACGCATAAAGGTCCGCGTGAACCAGACATCTGCGGTCAGCGTGTCGAATCGCTTGTAGAGATTGTTGAAGAACGAGCCAATCTTCGGCCCAAGAACGGATGACATGTACACGATGTCGTCAGCGGCATCGTTGATCAACACCACCTTTCCGTTCTCGGACAACAGGTTCATCTCGCGCAAGGTCTTGTTGTGCTGGCGCACCTTCGCCTTGGTCAACATGAACTTCTCGACAGCCTTCCATGAGCCGAGCGTCTCACGAAGGACGTTCAACTTGTTCAGGTTGCCGATCATCGGCCCAACGTGACGGGCATCGAACGACGGAGGAATCACGATGCGATCACGCCCGGCGCTCACCCACGCCTCATACAAGGCCCGGGTCAGTAGTGCGTTGTTCGACACCCGTTCGCCCTGCGACGTGATAGCCAGCATCAACGCAAAGACACGCCGATCGTCGCTCGTCTTCTTTGCCAACTCCGGGTATCGGCGCGACGCTTCCGACCACATCTGGTCAACGAGGCGTCCATACCATTCCAGCGCCGAGGCCGACCCAGCCTTGGTGGCCGCATACTTGAGGTCGTCAGCAATGGATCGCACCATGATCTGCTCGACCTGCTTCGGAATCGGATTGGCCTGCGTGTATTCGGTGAGCCAGCCCATGATGGACTGGCTGAAGGAATCAAGCAGCACCTGAAGTTCACCAACCGTGTACTTCCGCGACCCGGCCATCCGATAGGACATGATGCCCTTGTCGGCCAGAATGTCTCCAAACGTGTTTGCCTTGGCATCGGCAAGCGCGCTAGTTGACTCCGCGAGATCCTCCTGCGCTTGCATCAGCGCCTGCACCAGAGGATCACCAGAAACCCATGAGGACACCTGCTGGTCAATGTCGCGGATTCGTTCCGTCAATGCAGCGATGCGATCCTTCGCATCGGCGGCGTTGGCAAGGCGGACCAGCCGAGCCTCTGCCGACTGATCCACGTCATCCTTTGCGTATGCGCCCTTCAGTTTGGAATACTGCCGCAACGACTCGCGCTTCGCAACAATGCGCGCACGTTCATTCGTGATTGCGACAATGGTGCCGATCTCTGCCGTCATGTACGACGCGGTCTCGGCCAACGACGCGATGTCACGACCCTGATTGAGTCGGACGATCGACGCTTGCGTCTGCGCAAGTTCGGCAGGCGATGCGTCCTTGCGCCGCAGTTCCGCACGAAGACGCTTGCGCTCCGCTTCGATGGCCTCCTGTGCTTCCGCAACAGCACGCTCGGATGAACGCACGCGAGCCATCGCGTCGGCAATCACCGGAATTGCAGCCATGCGCTCGGCTTCGGCTGCTTCAGGATCGACCTGCACAGCGGCGGGAAGCCACTGGCTTGCAGACAGCAGGCGTCCCTTGCTGTCTGGTGTCAGCGTGTCTAACTCGCGCTTGAGAGCGAGCGTGAGTTTTACGAGAGAGATGCGTCGAGCACTGCCGACGAAGATGTCAGAATCTGCCGACGGGTTTCTGCGATCCCCCTGATCGTCGCGAGCACCTCCTGCCGCGTCCACTTGCTCCACACGCGGGCTGGGTCTGCCTTCTCCATCGACTGATACACCAACGACAGCATCGCGTTCGCCTCGTCCTGCCGCAATCCTTTCCAGTCGGCTGGGGTCAGCGGTGAAGCCCGCAAGGCCAGTGCTACGAATCCGCTCTCGTTCGGATTCAGAGAGGTTGAGTTTTGCGAACCAGACTCCGGGGTAATTCGTGACTCGTCCATTTGCATCTGTCTCCGGTACCCAGCCTTCTGACTTCCAGTACTTGGAAAGCAGGTCGATGTATTCATCCAGCGTCATGCCGGATGGAGGGGTCAAATACTGCGGATCAAACTGCGCATACCCGTTGGGCATCGCCTGCTCGTCCGCCACGAATCCGAACATGCGATACGCAGTCGGCAACTTGCCGTTCTGCTCTGCCTGCCCGGGCCGACGCACATCGTAGCAATCGCACCTCATCTCGGTGTTCGGATACCGAGAGATTGCGTGCAACATCACTGGAGCAATCACGTCGGTGATATCGGTCTCATTGCTGTAAAGACCGACAGCCTCGTCGTATCCGCCGATGCGCTTGCCTTCAGAATCCAAAGACTCCACGCGCTTGATCATGTACGCCACGTCAAGCCCGGGAATCCCATAAGGCTCGTAGGACGTGCGCGTCGTCCCCGTTTCGTTCGTTTCGATTGTCGGATTGGCAATCTGATCGAGCGTGTACTGGGTCAGCGTCTGCGTAGCCTTGTTTCGCTTGTGGCCTTGCAGGTATTCGCTCGGCGTGAGCGGACGGAAATTCAGCGTCGCCATCGACGCCGCTGCCGCCATGAAACGGCGGGCCATGTCAAGCCGTGCACCCTCGCGCATGTTCGGCTGGCCAACCAACGCCTCGCGCAACTTTGCTACTGCTGTGGACTTCTGAATATCGCCCACCTGCGCCTTGCGCGCTGCCGCTTCGGCCTTCTCGCGCTTGGTCGCAATGACCTTCCCGACTCGTTCCGCCGCCTGCTTGGCAACGAACTTTCTTGCCGTCTCAATATCACGTGCGAAGTTCACATCCATGTTGCCAGCCCACAGCAACGTGCGGGCAAGTGGCGACAGTGAGGGATCCTGCACCTTCGGGCCAACGACGTTGGACACCGCCGCCGCCCGGGCAACGGTTTCAAATACCGCCATCGCCGCCATGGCCTCGCGGCCTAGGAACCCCCGTGCGGCGGCAAATGCCACCGCCGGGCCGAAGATGCCGCCACGGGTAGCCGCCGCTGCCGCTGCAAAGGCGTTGGCTGCGCCCTCCTGCTCCAGACGGGCCGCGCCCGCCCGGGCGACCCCCGGGGCAAGCGGAGCCTGCTGGACGCCCTCCAGCGCCCCCAGAGCGGCCCCAGCCTGCTCCATGGCCGCGAGGTCCATCCGACCCGTAGCAGCCGATTCTGGAGCCCCACGCCCAGCGTATTCGACCCCAGCCGCGTAGATCGGGGCAAGCCCCGCCCGCTCCATGAATACCTCGGCCAACTCCGGCTGGAACATCTGAATATCGTGGAAGACCTCCTCAAGCGCGGAAGCCATGATCCGATCAGGCTTTGCGTCTGCGTTCAGGTACACCACTCCACGGCTCCGCATCGAGTGAAACGCTGGGTTGAACTTGCCGGACGGGCGGAACCACACCACCTTCCGCCCCAAAGCCTCGATCTGCTTTTGGACACGCTTGCCAGACTTCGGGGCCGTGGTTTCGGTCATGGTCATTCCAGCCCGGGTGCCCATGCCACTCAAGACGGTGGCCGGATCTGCCTGCTCCATGACCGCAGGCATCTCGCTGATCTTCTCCGCCACCGCATTGTGGATGGCCGAAGCCATCAGCCGATCGGTGACAGCCGAGCCGATCGAAGCATCAATGCGTGCGATGTCGTCCTTGATGTCCTGAATCGCCTGCGCGTCCATGGCGTCCATGGCACCAGCAAGACCAATGTCCAGCCGCTGGCGCTCGTCCAGCATCGACTCGACCTCGGTCTGGATATCAGCCTGCCGCTGCGCAAGATCAGCAAGGAACACGCCTCGCTGCTGCTGGTCCATCCCGTTCAGGCTGTCCAGCGCACTGGACACGCTGGCAATCTGCGTCTGGTCAAGACCGTCCTGCCAGTTTACCCGACGCTTCAGCGCCTCGCCATGAATGGTCCGCAATGCGCGTTCATGGTCCGTTTCGGGCCGCATGGCTTCGCGGCGATTCATCATCGCACGGTTGCCAGATACTGCAAGCACAGATCCAGTTCCGCCGATTCCACCCGCGATGGTTCCGATGAACGCCCCGTACACACCGTCAGCCAAATCCTTTGACAGCGGTGCTGCCGTGAACGGAGCCATCAGCGCAGCGGTGATTCCCTCTTCCGCGCCCTCCTCAAGTCCAGACACGCCAATGATTCCGGACGCACGGCCAAGCCACCCGTTCCTGAACGAGGCAGTCCCGTTGGAAATTCTGGCAAACGTATCAAGACCCTTCTGGCCAGCCTTGGACTGCAACGCCTTGTTGACAATCGGCGCGCCGCGCTCGATGAACGGACGCAATGCCGCCTTGCCAACCTTGGTCTTGAGCCCAACACCCGCAATCTTCGCGAGCGCCTTGCCACCGATTGCAGCGCCACCAGCCTCCACTCCAGCCTCAATGACGGCGCGTGCTTCGGCTCGCGTTCTGGATTCCTGAAGCGAGTACTCCGTCAGCGGACGCCCCTCGATTGCGTCATCCGCTCGCTGCTGGTCAACCTCGTCCATGGCTTCAATAAAGCCGGACGAATATGACGTGAATGGAATCATCGCCGTGCTGATAATGCCTGCCGCAACTGGGACATTTCCCGTGGCCAGCGCACCAGCAACGCCAATCATCTGCGGGACATTCTGCCCAACCGCACGCGCTACGTCCGGAATCACGCCCTCCGGGGCACCGCGCATCATGCCTTCCTGCGCGCCACGAATGGCAATCAATTCAGACCGCAGATCCTCAACAGTGAGCCCGGACTTCTCTGGCTCGACAGCCATGGACAGTTTGTCTGCAACTGCCTGATTGACAAGGTTTTGCGTTGCAGGATCTACATCGGAGAACCACGACGCGATGTACTCGATCGGTCGCATGACCGACCGAATGAACTGCCCTCGCATGCCCGGAGTGGCGATGGTCTGCGCAGCCTGTTCAGCGGTCATCCGCAGCCCACGCTCAATTTCGCGCAGTGGCAGAATCCCACCAGCCCCCGTCATTCCAATTCCACCCTCTGGCGTAACCAGCAGGTCTTCGTACTGCTTGGCAGCACCTTCCAACAGATCCGCCTCGCCGGGTGCCGTGCCCGGCGTGGCACCGGGCGCTTCCGACAATTGCGTCTGAACGATCGAGTCGATCGCGTCCTGAAAGGACATTTGCGGTGCGGACTGCGGACGCATAGGTTCCGCGCCCGGCTGCACGGACATGCGCAGCGCCTCGTCGATCGCCTTCTGGAAATTGGACATTTATCTTCCTACTTACGGTACTTGACGAGCAAGGCCACGAACTTCGCGTAGCGCGCACGACCCTCACGTGAGGTGTCTGCCGCCAGTTGCTTCGATGCCTCGATGATGTCGCTGACCGGATCACCTGAATCCGGCATGTCGTACCCGAGAGCCGACACTTCATCGCGAAGTTCGGCATACTGCTTCCTATCCTCTTCGGTAATGATCCCGGTAATGGCTTCGGTCTGTTGAGCAGAAGCCTCGCTGCGACGAGCGCCAGCCAGAGCACCCGCCGCACGGGCACGCTCCGACGCCAACTTCGCCTGCTGCATTTCCGTAGCCTGTGCCTGCTCTTCGCGGCCAGCCTGAATACGAGCCATGCCACCAAGCGTCCGCTGCCGCGTCGGATCCGTGGCTGGTGAAGCCTCAAGCGCCGGGGCATTGGCATACTGCATGCCCATTTCCTGCGTGGGGCCATAAATGGGACGCATTGCCCCACCACCAGCCGATGCCATCACAGCAGGTCCAAGACGCTGGGCAATGTACTTGGCCGCAATGTCGCGGTCTGCCGGATTCCATGGCCGACCCCATCCGACCTGCCGCGTCATCTCCTCCGCCCGCTGTGCCAGCGTGGGAATACGGAGTTCCGGCGGCATGGCCTCGATTGCATCGCGACCAAGGTCCGAGATGGCCATATCAGCCATGCTGATCAACGCGTTGCTGTTTCCGGTCGTCATGTAGTACGACGGGAATGCAGCCGCACCCACCACCGAACCGTCCGGGGGTGCATACACGCCAAACTGCTGAAGGTTCAGCAACTTGATCCGCAAGTGCTGGTCCATCTGCGCCTTGTAGTAGTCGGGGATGGAGTCATCGGCCATGACGCCTTCCAACTGACTGGTGTACTGGTCAGTCTTGTACTTGACGAACGACTCCGCCTGCATGCGCGCTACCTCAAGATTGGTGGCATTCACACGCTGGGTCATGGCTTGGATGACCGAATCATCCTTGGCCTGCACACGTGCATACATCTCCTGAACTGCCGTGTACGCGCCCTGCGGATCACGCTCAAGTGCGCTCTCCGCAAACATGTTGAAGCCCGGGGCATAGGCTTCCAGTTCCTGCGCCATCTGGCGGATGGGCGCGCGCAGCCTGTCGGCGTCGCGCTTCTTCCGCATCTGCATGGCCATGCCGATACGAGCCTGCGAACGCTGCTGGAGTGCCGCAAGCCACTGCTGTTCCGAGAGACGGATCGCCTGCCGCTGTCCGGCCTTGTCGGTGAACAGCACCGCAGGCGTGCCATCTGGCATCGTGCCAAAGTCAAGAGCCTCAAGACCCGTGTAGTACCCGTTCTCCAGACCCTGCTCAACAGCACCAAAAGTACCGTATGGAGCAATCTCACGCGAACCACGCGGGTCGAGTGCTGACTGCTTCAGCAGTTCGTCGTCCATCAGCGGATCCGGCTGCTCGGCCTGTTGTGGAGCCGCAGCAAAGCCCTCGTTCGGACGAAGCGTCAGCGGAGGCTGGTTGGCGAAGTTCGTAGGCTGTGGATTGGGGAACGCGCTCATTACTTCACCAGTCCAAGAGTGCGAGCGGCTGCGGTCTGCCCGTAACCGATCTTGATTCCGAACGGCTCCTCTGCCTGCTTCGCCGTGGCCCGTGGCGCAATGCCAGCAACCATGCCCCCGATGTCGGGCATGACCGATGCGCGCTCCGCCTGCGAACGGTAGATATCTTCCTCTGCCTGCGACTTGGCCATCATGTCCGCGACGCTTCGCTGGGTGGCCTGTTCGGCCCGGAACGCCATGACAGGAGCATCGAGTTTGGCCTGAAGACCCTGCGTCGATCCAAGAATGGCCCCAGCAAACGAACTGTATTCGTTGCCGGGCTGATATGCGGCGAGACCAGTTGCCAGCCCACGCAAGTAGTTGCCAGCAAACTGCGCTGTTCCAGACAGGAACGAATCCCAGCCAGACTTCGACTTGGCTTCAACCTGTGGAAGCGTCTGAAATGCCGCACGGGCTCCAAGACCCGCCTGAAACATGCTCATTGCTGACCTCCTCCAAAGGCTCGGCTAAACGGCGAAAGCGCCTGTCCAAATCCACCACCGATTCCTTCAGCAAGCGCACCAATTCCTGCCCCGAGCAGCGCACCGCCAAAGGCATTGCCAGCAGCCATGTCCTGTTGCGCCTTGTTGATTTCCGCCGCATATCGCGCATCGACAGGGCGCGTCATAAAGCCAAGGCTTGCTTGAAGTTGCGCTGCTCGCGCAGCCTGTGCAGCCGTAGTGTATTGCTGGTACTGGCCGCTCTGATACTGCGCCGATCCAAGGCCAGCGGCAAACAGACTCTGTGCACCCTGCTGCTCCATCTGTGCAAGCGCAGATGCCTGTGCCATCTGGGCCGATGCAAGTGTCTGTGCGTACTGCTCCTGCACGGCTCCCGCCTGAAGCGCGCCCTGCGCCGCCACGGCATTGACCGCCCCCTGCCCAAACGTGGTGTTGCTCAAGCCCGTAAGCATGCCGCTGACCTGCTGCCGCGCCACCGCCAAGTCCGTCTGCTGCTTGAGCAGCGCCAACGTAGCGTCGCGCCCGCTTGCCAGTGTCTGATATGCCTCTTGACCAGCAGCACGAAATGCCTCACGCGACTGGGCCATCAGGTCGCTGTACTTGCTGACAGCCTCGTTGTATGCCTGTGAGTACACCTGTGCGTTGTTGGAACGCTCAACTAGAAACTGATCAATGATCTTGCCGTATTCACGATCCGAATAGGTTCGTGCAGCGGCATATCCCTTTTCCATTTTTCGGATGGCCGCGCCGTAATCGGACGCGCCGCCGAATAGATTGCTGAAAAGGCCCATTAGTACGTTCCCTTCACGTTCTTCGTGTGCGGCATGGCGTCAAGCAACACGGACATCCGCTCAAGCGCCCACGGTACACCGTTGCTTTCCAGACGCACATAGGCCGCTTGCTCACGGATTCTGCACCTCAAGGCATCATTCCGGCCCGGGACAAGCGCCCCCAGTTGCGTCTGTGTTGCGCTGTCATACACAGCAGCCCCGACAAGAAACCGTGGGGCCACAATGTCCGACGGGAGCAAGAACCCCGAAATTCGTTGTTCCGAGCGATAAAGATAGGTACCAGCCGGAGTGGTCGCTCCAGTGTTGGAGAAAGTTTCGTCCCGCTGGAACATCCGACTTGTAGATCCGACTGTTGGCAAGTGCTCCAAGTACCAGTTGGTACCCGGGGGCGCAGTGCCTGTATTTCGCACCCTGTTTCGACCACGCGTATAGATCCGCGCCGTGGGGTCCGTGATCAACGAATCCGCTGTCGTATATGTGCCCGGGATGGCAGTTTCAAACAACAGATCCAAGGCGCGGTCGGTCCCCGTGTTCCATGCGGTGTTTGGAGCGCCGCCGTCATACGTCGCCGTCGGGCTAAACGCGGTTTCGTTTCCGGCATCGACCACATACTGCGGATACAGCGGGTCAAACTGCACGGTTACCGATGCGACATTCGATCCAATTGCCTCTTCCGCAGTCTGGCCAGAAAGCACCGTTGCAAATGGACCAGTCAACTGGTCAATCGGCGTGCTGAATGCCGCATCCTCGATGGGTGCATCCATGGACAATTCGATGCGAACATCGCGCATCATCACTTGCCCAAGGCTTGGCTCAACAACTGGTCCGAGCGTGATTGAACTTGCAATTCGGCGCGTGGCGGCAAGCGCGTTGTCTACAACAAATTCCGCAGCCGCACCCTTGAATCCGACAGCAGCCTGACCATCCACGCCAGATACAAGATCCCTATCGAACCACGCCAGATACCCATTGGTGCTTCCAAATGCAACCAGCGGCGATCTTGCGTCACCGAACGGAAACTCGCCGCATACGCTCGGAGCGGCAAATGAGGTCCATCCAGTTTTCCACGGCCAGAACGAATCGGTCGTCTGGTTGTAGACCAAGTGAGTGCTTGAGGTCGGCTGATCGGTGCGGGAAAGCACGACATACACATTCTGCGCCTCTGCATCGAATCCCAAGGAACAGCGGATGTTGTCGAATGCTTGCTGCTGGAAGAACGTGTCAAGTCGGCCACTCGTCACTCTTGCAGACTGCGTGATCTGAAAGTCGTTGGGGCGGACCCGATACATCCCATCCTGTGCAAGCAGGTACATCGTCTGCGAATCGCTCGGGCACCATGCCGTCGGGCTGACAATGCCAACCGATCGAGACAACTCGATGATTCTGGCGTCCGGAAGCACAGGATCGCTGGTGAGATACGTGATCGAGTGCCGTCCAGCAAACATCAAGCCAGACTCACCGACAGGAATCAGTGCAACGATTGGTTCTCCCGGAATACCAAACCGCTCGCTTTGCGTTCCAGCAACCGCGTGCTCTGGATTGTTCCCGAATGCTGAGGGATCCCAGTCGTCTGGGTCATTCAGTTTGGAAAGAAACCACGTATTCGGAGCATCCACCAATCCAGACAGAGCCAGACGACCGCCAAACCTCACAAGCAATGACGCATACTTGAAGTTGGGATTGGAACCTGTTCTGACATGCGCATATGGCGTATGCGTGCCACTCCAGTTCACGACATTCGGGGTCGCCTGCGTGATGTCAACCTTGTAGTAGTGCGTACCATCCGCGAAATAACAGAACTGCCCGAAGACAGCAGCCCCAATATGGCCTGTCGTCCGAAGCGGGTTGGTCGTGCCTGCGCCAGAGCGCGGGCAGTGCACCTTTGCACCCGCATTGTCGATGAGGTACACCTCACCGCCAGCAACAACGATGCATCGCTGCGTCAATGTGCCAGCCACATACGCGTCGGCGCGCAAGACCACCTGCACCTCGCGTGTCGCAGCCGTTGGGACATCGTTGAACGTGTACGCACCAAGCAGCGGCCTGCGCTTTCCAATACGCAACTTTCCCTTGAATGCGTCGTATGGAACTACGTTCAGGCTCTCGGCAGTAAAGCCACTCGGCAGTGCCGAGTATGCGGCATCGACGCTGATTCCGCGATAAGGAATTGCGACCGATGCGTATGGCATTATTCAAGAGTCCAATACTGAATTACCACCGCTCCACCGACGCCGCCCGAGGCAGAACCGGGGCCTTCGGGTGCCCCGGCTTGTCCGGCTTTCAATGATCCCGTTGCACTCCACGGAACCGCCGGAAGACTTTGATTTGCATTCCATCCCTCTCTGTCTACGGGAGGCTCAAGAAGATGCGAACCCCAAATATTTGCAAATTGTCGAGTGCTCCCAGCAGGAGCAGAACCAACAGTAGACCCTGCACGGTTAGGAACAGTGCCGCCTACCGTTGCTCCACCATTTGCCGTTAGTCCAAATGCACTACTAGCCGTAGCAGCAGCCGGATTGGTTGTATTACTTCCCGCACTACCAGCACCTACGGTGATTGTGAATGTTGTTCCCGGAACTACAGTGAAGTGCCCCGTAATGCAACCGCCGGGCTGTCCGTAAACAGTGACAGGCGGATTTACAATTAGGCTAGTATAACCACCACCCTGACCACCCCCAACAACCGTTACGATCACTCCAAGACACCGTGCAGGAGCCGTCCACGTTCCTGACGCTGCAAATGCCACAATGTTTGTTTTTACTCCGATGCCTGTCGCAAGCCGATCGAGAGCAACAGTATTGTTAGCAATCTTGGCATTGACAATTGCGCCGTCGCGAATGTGATTCGTTGTGACCGCCCGATTGGCGTCCGTTGATGGGTCGTCCCGCAATTTGCCTGCGGTCACTGCGTCATCAGCGATCTTTGCAGTCGTGACCGCGACATCGCGAATGTGATCCGTCGTGACCGCACGATTTCCATCAGTCACTGCGTCATCGCGCAATTTGTCTGCGGTTACCGCGTCGTCAGCAAGTTGTGATGTCCCAATAGATCCATCATGCTGCGACAACGCAACCCATGTCGTATAGGCTGTCCCATCCCATCCGCGTGAGAACACGCGCTGGGTCTTGGTCGAAAACAACACTTGGGCCACGCTGCCAGTGGCAATGCGGGTCACCAGCAGGATCCCCGGGGCGTCGGACGCAGGAGTCCAGCCAGATGGGACATTCGTCACTACCGACGCAGCAATCTCAAATCGCCCCTGCTGCACGTATGCAGCGGCATTCAAGTCATTGCCAGCGCCGGAAATCTGCGCGTATGCAGCGCGTGCATATGGAAGCGAATTCCACGCCAGCGTCCCGTCGCCAATCTTGAAGTTGCCAGTATCGGTTTCAAGCCCGATCTCACCAGCCAGCAACACTGGGTTGTTGGATGGGTTTGCCCAGTCAGCGGCAAGGCCACGGCGGATCTGCAACTTGATTGCCATGATGGGGTCCTGTCAATCAGAACTTCTTGCCGTACTTGCGCGACACCAGAATGCCTGCGCCAAAGCCAACCACGCCGAGCAGCAGGGCGAAGAACACCGAACCAAGAAACGAAGAGGCGTCAGCGAGCATGTCTTGCATCCTTCTTTCGTGCCGCCCGAGCCTTCGTAAAGGCCGAGTTGAATTCGGGGTCTGATGCGCGGCGGGCGGCGATGTACTCCCGCGCATTCTCCTTGTGGTGCGGATCCAGCATGTCGGCAGCAAGTTCGGCGTCCTGTCGCTTGGCCCGTGGGATCCACCCTAGAGCCATGCGAATGGCCTGACCAATTCCTGTCTGCCACAGAATCACGACGGCAGCAACCGCAACGACCGCGATGATGGCCCACTCCAGCGTGATCAACCACTGCGGAACCTTGTCCTCGATGGACGGGATCTCCTTGTGGATGGCCTGCGCCAAGGTGTAGATGCGTTCGGATCCATCAATCACGGTCTGGTCTCCAGTCTCGTTCCCGTGCTCCGCGAGCGCACGCGCCTCCGATTGGATGGCAGATGCGTTCGTGCCAATCCGCTTGCTCGCGGAGCACCCACACAAGACGAGGCTAGTTGCGAGATACCTCAATCTTCGCCTCGATCTTGGCAAGCCTGTCCGACAACGACTCCTGTTGCGTCACAACCCGCATGAGCAGACGGTCATGGTGAATGAATGCTGCCAAGACCCCACTGCTGACGGCCACAACAATGCCGACAATTGCAATCCAGTCGCGGGCAGACAGCCGCACGATGTTGTCGCGCTCGATGGTCATTACGACTCCGCAATCAAGGAGGTCAGGATCACGTGGCTGACGGCGGTATAACCATCCGACGGAGCCTTGCGCGTAAGGGTGTAGTTGACGGAATTGCCGTTCGCTGGCTGGTTGCCGGGCCACTGCGCAACCGTCGCCACACCCGTCGTGCCGTTGTACTGTGTGATGTAAGTGTCCTGATACGCAGAAGGCCCGAGGTACGAAAAGGTCAGACCCGTGGACGTACCCGCCGTCGTGGTAATGGCTGGTCCTCCTTGCGTCGCAGACAACGTGAACGATGTATTCGTTGGAGTTCCGATGATGAAATACGTCTTCGGGTTGGTATAGCCAGTGATACTGCCAGTACCCGTCAGCGTTCCGCTGATCGTGATTTGCTGATTAACAGCCAAATTTCCGTTCTGGTTCGTCGTCGTCGTAAAGACGCCACTCGCTCCAATAGACACATTGGTGATTCCAACGGTTCCAACACCGAGGCGTGCTCCGACCCAGTAACCATCCGAAGCGACGGCAGACGATCCCGCAAGCGTGATGCTGGTCGAGGTCGTGGTGGTAGCCGCTCCACTCGTCGTCGCAGTCACCGCAGGAACAAATCCGCCGGACAGGTGCACCGTGGTGTCCGCCGCACCATGAACCGGGTTGTTTTCGTAGTTCTGGTAATACGAACCGTTGCCATCGCCATACAGCATGGCCGCAAACGGAATAGACTGCTTGATATCCACGACAGTCATGTCGGGATTCGACTTGACCATCTCATTCGCAGCAGCACGAACCGCCACAAGATCGGCACCATTGCCACTGGTATCAATGGAATTTCGCTGGACACCAACGATCGACACAATGGCAAGATCATTCAGGCTATAGCCAAGTTCCGTCCATGCCTGCTTGTATCGGTTCCACGTGTTGATGTGCGCGGTCGTCCATGTTGCTGGAGTGTCCGCGCCGTTGATTCCAGAGTGCATGAACAACAGCACGCGCCCGGTTCCAGTCGTAGCAATTTGACGTTCGCGCATTTCCTGAAGCCATGGCTTGAGCGCGGAAGTCGGGGCACCAGTGATGACCCCAGCAATTTCCGTGCTGGTTTCACCAGACTGATATGCGTGAGTGTGTACCGCAAAGCCCTTGCTCTTTCGATACAACGACTGGCATAGCATTGCAGCGGGACCAGAACTGAATTGGGTTCCGTTGCTGTTGTATCCAATGGCAGTTGCGCCATGGCCCTTGCCGTTCGCAGTAAACTGCACTTCGGCCATCAGGAAGTTTGGAACACTCTGCCCGGGGCTGACCTGCGTAGAAATTCCCCCAGAAGTTCCGGATCCGGCGTCATAAATACGAGTAATTGCATTCACGGAACCAGCCGGAAGGACATTTGGGTAAAACACTCCGCCCGCTGCATTCACCTGTCCATAGCGGATACGCAGGAACTGCACCACGCCATTTGCTGCCAACGGGTGGCGCATGTCAACGCCAACACCATAGTTCTGGTACAGCGATGTGGCTCCGCTTGCAATGAACATCCAGTCATCGTAATCCGCGCCAGTCTTGATAGTCACACCGCTGATAGTTCCCGCAGTCGTCACGACCGGGGGACCACCCCGGGTGCTAGACAACTGGAACGTGGTCGTTCCATTGGTCGCAATGATGTAATAGAACTGCGGATTTCCAGCACCCGGATTCGTGTATCCGGTGATGGTCGCACCAGCCAAGGTGCCCGAAATGGTCACTGCCTGACCAACCTGAAAGATTGTTGCAGTAGTGGTCGAAAACTGACCAGCCGTTCCAGTGATGGAAATGGTTCCAGCAACCGTTTGGTAATCGGTACTTGAACCGTAACTGGTCTTCGGGGTGTCGAAGTTCCAAATGCTGTACGGAGCAGCCAAGGCATCGATGGTGTGGATCGAAGACAGCAATCCAGAACGGTAATTTGTATCCTTTGCGATGGACACAAAGGTGCCGTTCCACGTGCCATAGAACCGCGCTGCCCCGGTCCGGCTACGGTCAAGGAATGGCACCAAGGCAGTTCCGTAACACGGAACACCAAGCGTAGACAACGCCTGCGCCATTCCAGAGTGATAGCCGTAAGATCCAAGAGTCGAAGATCCGCTGTTGCTGTCTCCAATTACGACGACATCAAGCGAATCAGCCCCGCTCTGCGCATCGCGAATGAATCGACCCGCTCGCGTCGAACCATAAACAAGCGGACCATCACCAAACCCACGTCCGCGTTCGGTCATTCCGAACGAACCATCGAACATCACTTCGACGTTCGTGATGTTGGTGCCCGGAGTCAGCACGGTTCCAAGACCAATCACAGGAGCAGAATTGGAAACCTGCGCAGTTGCAACAGCCGACGGAACACCAACCGTCTGTCCAGCCAAGTAGTTTCCGGCCACGCAGTTCACCCGCGTGACGCCGACAACCATGATCTTTCCGGTCTTCCCGGGAAGAATCTGCTGCTGCGCAACACCGTAGATTCCAAAGGATTCGCCAAGCACAAGGATGTTGCGCTTGACGTTCGCAAACTTGGAGTTGGACGGAGAGTTGTTGTCGGCGGTGCCCTGCCCGGGAATTGACGATGCCTGCGCGGTATCAAACCGGACAAGATCACCAACATTGATGATGTCAACGGTTTCCGAGTTGCGGGCCGTGACCTCAACCGAGGCGGGATGCACGCCGAGCGTGCCCTGATTCGACGCAGAGACGATGTGCGACATTGACGTTCCTTGTTACGATGGTCCTTGGACCGGGTTGAAGATCGTGAATCCGGGTCCACTGCGTGAGTTTCCACGCCACGTGTTCGGCTGGACCGGGCCGAAATTGCTCTGAATCATTCCGTCTTTTTGCTTGGCTGCGCCGAAGATAGGACCCGCCTCGATTTCCGCAAATCGCTGGCTCTGGCTTCCGTCTTCGTAGCCTTCTGCGACGGCACGAACATAGGCTATCAGCGTTGCCTCAACATGCTGCGGGATGGACACCACGTAATCGTTTGCCGTGTCGTGTGCAACAAAAACCCACCCTGCTCGGAAGAGCACCTTGAGGTTTTCGGCAGCAATCGGGGTCGGATACAGTTCCAGCCGATGCGTTTGGGTTGGCGCTGCGTTCGTCGGAACGACGACCCTGACATAGGCCATCAAGGTTCGGTCGTTGAAATTTGACGCCCGGGCGGTTTCGACCTGTTCGGGAGATAGGACAACAACCTGCTGGTTCTGCCGCCAGACCTGCGTCAGTTCGGAGAACGCCGCCGGAAGCGCCACCCATGACTGGGCGGGAACCGTGGCAACAACGTCTGTCCGCTCCCTGAATCGCCACGGGTGCGTAAACAGGTGTTCCCCAGAAATGTTGATGATCTCCGCCTGCCGCTGTGCCACCGTCTGCCCAGCAGCCGTCGATGGACGGCCACCGATAGCCAGAAGCACGTGGTTCTTGAGATCACCGTACGTAAGCATGGAAATGAACCCCGTCCGGTTTCCCGGGCGGGGCCATAAATCAATCAGGCGAGCGCGAGGCTTCCATCAAGCAGAATCTGGACGGACGTGACCGCACCACCGCTGCTGGTGAGCACGACGCCGATCTTTGCCGCCGGGCTTGAGTTGGTGGCCGTGGCGGCGGTGCCGCTCGGACCAACCGCCTGACCAGCGGTGTACGTCGCGGACGCACACTTGACGTTCGTCACGCCGCAGACCATGATGTCCGCCTGCTGCCCAGCAGCAGCAGCCGTCTGCGCCACTCCATAGATGCCTCCGGCACTGTCACCAGTGAACGGACCAATGGCAACATTGGCAAACTTGGAGTTGGTCGTCGCGTTGAACGCAGCATCGCCCTGACCGGGAATGGACGATGCCTGCGACAGATCGAACCGAACGAGATCACCGACCGAGACGCTGCTGACGCACCGTGCCTTGACGATGACCGGGCGCGGCTGGATGCCGATGGTGCCCTGCGAAAGAGCCGAAAGAAGAACTGACATGGTGTTTCCTTCTGTTGTGGTCGGTGGCCGGGGGTTGCCCGGCCACCGACACTTGAATCAGGCGGTGCGAAGCGGGGCGATGATGCCGTGACGCTGGCGGCTGTTGCAGAACAGGTTCCACCAGCAGTCAACGGGCTGCACCCACGTGAACGGCTGATTGGGGTGACGCATCACGTCGTGCTTCTTCATGTACCGAGTCGTGTGGTACACGGGCGTGAGGTACGTGCCGTTCACGAAGTAGAAGCGGGGACCCTTGTCGATGGTCGTACCGCCGAACTCCGTGCCAGCAGCAGTGGTGACGAGCGTCGCACCGTCGCGACCAGCCTCGTCATCAGCCACCGAAGCGTTACCGATCGGGTAGATCGCAGCGTTATCAAGATTCGCGCAGTACTCGACCGGGATGCCCGAGAACGTCGGGGTGTTGTATGCGCTGTCCTGCGCGCTGACCAGCATGTCGTTCGATGCACGCAGAGCACGCTTATAGAGGTTGACGCCCGACTTGGACGACAGAATCATCTGCCGCTGGTAGTTCGTCTCCTCAAAGTACTGACGCTGCGTCAGCGGGGCGCTGAACTTGCACTTGAAGAACATGTCGTCGAACGCGCCGAAGAAACTGTACACCTCGCGGGCGATCGAGTTGGCATTGTGGTTGGTGTATGCACCAGCCGCCTTGACAACCGAAGCGCCGTTGTAGGTCGGAGTAGCCGCATACGTCGCGGTCGTGTTGTAGAACGCGATCTGGTTGGACCACCGCTCATCGACCGTCGGGTCGATTCCGAGCACGGAAGTCCAGCCAGTGGGACGGCCACCGCGCTCTCCGAGCGTGGTGACGGAGTTCACGTTTTCGGTGATGAACACGGGGAGCGAGAACGGCTCCTTGCCGTTCGTGCCTTCCATGTTGGCCGAATTCGCAACAGGGCTCTGCCACAGGTCGTCTTCCATGCCGTTCAGCATGGAGGTCCACATGCGCATTTCCTTGATGCGCTTGAGGCGCTTGTACACCACCTTGGCATCGCCGTCGTTCAGTTCGACTTCCTGATCGGTCCACGACATGTAATCCATGCTGAAGCGCCACGGGGCGGTCAGCGTGTCGGTGACCTGCGGATTCGACCACGTGAACGTGTCGTTCGGCTGGTACTTCTGGTAGGTGCTGCTATCGGTGAAGACGATCACGTCCTTGATGGACGTGCCGCCCTGAACCAGCGTCTCGCTGGCCTTCTCCTTGAGCATGCGGGAAAGGACGTAGTTGTTCTTGACCGCCTCGTTGATGACGGCCTCTGCGGACTTCAGGTATGCAGGGCCAGTGCTCTGCATGAAGTCATTGAACTGGGTAATCGAAGGCATGGTGCCTCACTCACTTTCTGTTGCCGGAAAACCGGATGACTCCGGAACCGGATAGGATCTGATCAAGGATCGTGTCGTCTTCGTCGCGTTCTGCGGGCTTGACCGGAGCCGGGTTCCCCTTGGTGGGAGCCGATGGCTGGGCAGCACGGATGTTGGCGACGATTGACTGCTTCGATCCAACAATGGCCTCGTAGGCAGCGGACGCGAGTGCATCGACGTTCGCATAGCCACCGGGCTTGGCAGAACCAAGTTCCGACATCTTCGCCAGCACCATGTCCCATGCCGGGGACTTTGCCCCGTATTGGACGCGGAGTGACGCGTCGGCTGCTCGGGCCTGCGCCAGCAGCAACTGCTCCTGCATTTGCTGCTGCTGTGACACAAAGGCGGCACGCACTGGCGCGACGAGGTCTTCGCCGTACACCTGTGCCATCTGCGCAAACGGATCCGCAGTAGGGGTTTCTGCCTTCGCTGGCGTGTTGTCCGGCGTTGGCGCTCCTTGCTTTCCGGCTGCAATGACCGCTTCCATGTCCTTCAATCGACCTCCGTACGAGTCAACGTCCTTCTGGCGCTTCGCCGCCGCATCCGCCCATCGCTGGAGCGTTTCGGGAGAAGTGCTGGCAATGACCTCGTCGGGTACGCCGTCCCTCTTCAGGACCTTGGCGACCGCTTCATGGTCGAAGGCGGGAACCTCCGGCTTGGTTTCCGCAGCGACCGGGGCCGAAGCCTCGACAGGCTGGGGATCTTCTGCCGCAAGTTCATCGAGCAGTTTCTGCAAGACAATGTCGTCCTCATCCAGTGGTTCAGCCGCAACGGCCTCATTGGATGGCGAAGTGCCCTGCTTGACCTGCTCCTCCGCCCCGCTGGACGGAGTCTCGGCCTGCACGATGGGTTCAGCGGTGCTGTCCATGTTCAGTCCTCTGCTCGGATGTAGCCATGACGAGCCGCAACATTGCGCTCTTCACGGCGACTTGAAATGATCGGGTTGCCAGCAGCATCGCACGTCACGCCCGGAAGATTCTTCGGAAGTGCATGGCTGACATAGGGATACGTGCTGGTGGTGAAGTTCGGGCTGACCTGCGTGGCGCTTGCGATTCGCGTCACAGGCCCGAACATCGGGTGTTCGTAGATGGCACCAATCGTCGGTGCTTCGCTCATGGCGAACACGCACTCGATGATCTGGCCTTCTGCTGTCTGAAATTCGTATGCTGGCATTACATTCGCTCACGCGCTCCAGCAATCGCCGCCTGCGCTGCGGGCGGAACTGCGGGTGCTTCACCAGTAGGAGAAGGGGCCGCGCCAGTTTGCGCAACACCCCCCTGCGCCGGATTTTGCGGAGCCTGCATGGCCTGCCGCATCTGGCGCAACTGCCCCTCATCAATGAACTCGGCCATCTGGGGCACGTTCTGGGCGTCGCCAAGGAACCCAAGCAGGTCCTTCCACTTGACCCACGGCATCATCGGCATGGCCTGCGCCGCCTGCGTCACGACTTGGAACGTCTCCACCGCCCGGCGCGACGCCAGCATCTCGCTGGTCCGCTCCATGCTGTAGGCATCCACGTCGATCTGCATGTCCTCCCATGCCCCAACTTTCAGTCCGCCTTGAAACACGGGGTCCGTGATCCCCATGGCGGCAGTGTCTTCCCCGCCGACCGGGAGGACGATTCGGTTGTCATGGAACATGTACCACGCCACGTTGCGCAGCATGAGGTCCATGGAATCCTGAAATGCCCGTTTCAGGTGGGCAATACGCATGGTGCTGGCGGATTCAGCCACCGCCACCTCCGTCGCACTTGCCGATCCGGCGATGTTGCCGCGCATGGCGTCCGACATGCCAAGCGCACGGTCGAGCCGCTCCTTGGCGGTCTCCACCGACTGGATGTGCTGGTTCGTGCTTCCGCCGATCTCGACGGGCTGAAGGCTACGAGCGTCAAGTCCAGCCTCCGCAAAGACATACATGTCCGGCGCGTTGACCACATCCTGTAGGAACTTCGGGTTCTTGGCATCCCCGACCAGCATGCGCTTGTACCGCTTCTGGTTCTCCTGCTGGCTCTTGGCCATGTCGTTGCAGTACTCGATCTGGTTCCGACAGGCCACGATCGGGGACAGCGGATAGGGATCGTTCGGGACCGTGAACGCACCAAAGATCGTGTACGGGCCCGTCGGTGGGCCATAATACGGGAGCGGCTTGCGAATCATCTCGCACTGGCAGTCGTTGGAACTGCTCTGGTACTTCGCGACCGTGTAGATCGTGCCGTTCACAAGCGCCTGATCTGTCACCTCGTCCAGCAGTTCAGCCGCCATCGGGTCCAGTTCTGGCACCCAAATCTCATAGATGGCGAGTTCGTACCGCTCTGGGATGTCGCGATTGTCGCGCAGTTCGTCCACCCCGTTGTTCGTGGCCAGCATCTCGATGACTTCCTTGTTCCACGTCTCGTCCGATTCGGCGCGACGCAGCAGGTCATCCTTGTCACCGATCCAGACATGGCCCATGAAGCGGGCCTCTTCCCAGTGCATGGCCGCAGGATCGAGGATAAACCTCGCAGGATCAATGCGATAGATGCGCGGAAGGTAGGGTCCGTCGGCATCCCACTTTCGTTCCGAGCCCTTGGGCTCGTTCACAACCAGCCCGATCCCCCAGCCAAGCAGCATGTCCGTCCCGATGCGCTCGATGGTGGAACGCAGGCGCGTCATCTTGGACCACCGATTCAGCGCCGCCTTCATCGCAACGCACGCCGTGCGCTGGACTTCCGGGCGGGCGCTCGTCACGCGGACCTTGGGGTTGTCATGCACGATGCGTGGAAGCACCATGCTCACATAGGCATGCACCGCGTTCTCGGGGTGATCCGTGCCATATCCATCGCGGTACCCCTGCCCAGTGAACCACTCACGCAGTTCCTTTGGGGTGGCAAGGTGCTGATCGCGGAACCACTCGGCGCGATCGATCTCGTCGCGAATTCGGGAGATGCTGGAAAAGTCAAGCACTGGTCTTCACCGCCTTGTTCTTCCGGATGAGATCACTGGTGGCGGTCAGCGCCATGACGCGGGCTTCAAGCGCCGCAACGCGTGCCATCAACGGCAACGTGGCCTGCGGTTCGGTCGCGGGCTCCGACTTCCCCTGCAACTGGCGCATGACCTTCTCGCCCTCGACAGGATCGAGTTCGATCTTGACATTCCCGTGCAGCGTGACCCGGACACGACCACCCAGATCATCGATCTGGTCAATCGAATCGACGGGATACCACGACGACCGAATCCGCAGGAACCCGTTCACTTGCCCCGCGCCTTCTTCATGGGCATTCCCATCTTCTTGGCGGCTACCTTGGCATCCATCTTGCCCTTGGCGGTGTACGGGAACTTCTTCTTTCCGACCTTCGGCATCACTTGCTCTTCTTCCAGCCGCGCTGCATGGCGGCATATGACTTCGCGCTGACAGTGCTGGCAGACTTGGGGCGCGAGATCCCAAGTTTGCGACGCTTGTTGATGTTTCCGACCAGCGAGTTCTTGGCCATGTCAGCACCCCCACCTGCGGCGCGCAGCCTTGCCACGCTCGCCAGTCCATGATCGGCTGCGGGCGCAGAACGACTTGTGGCGCGGGTTGTCCTTGTCCGTCGTGGGAGCCTGCAACTTGCTCCCAGTCGCACGGTTGTAACGCGCACGGCCCTTGGCCGTCAGGCCAGCGCCCTTGGACACAGGCAACTTCTCGCCACGGCCAACCGACAGGTTCGGGCCACGCTTCTTCGCCATCAGTCTGCTTCCTCGATGATCGGCAGGAACGACCAAATGGGGGTTCCCTCGCCCACATATGCACACACGATGTTGTGCTCCAAGTGCTCGACTGCGTCGTCGTGGTCCATGCCCTTGTCGTTGACCAAGACCTGAACCACCCGGTGCGTGTCGTAGACAACCCGCCACGCGCCCGTCTTCATGTCCCGCGTCAGGCCAATGACGGCATCGTCGAGACCGTCCGCAAAGACGATCTCCTCCTCGTTCTCGTCGGCCCAATGCCTGACCCTGTCAGCGTTTGCAATCATCGAAATACCTCCCAGTGTCGGAAGAGGTCGCCAGCCGTGCCCGGAGCGTACGACTCCTGCTCCCCGCCCGGAACAGGTGCATCATCCATGGCCATCCACGCCAAGGCAAGCGCAATCACCCTATCGCCATGGTTCTCACGCGCACCCGTGCTCTCGTCCCGAAGCCTGCCCGGGATCACCCGCCCATTCCCATCCAACACATACGCCAACATCTCGTCCAACGTCCCCGTGCATGGGATCACCATCTCACCCTGCTGGACCGACCTCGACAGGTTTCCAAGCAACAGGCGCTTGCTCTGCTCGCTCGACACCCAGCCAACCCGGTCAATGATCCCGTGCGTGGTCTTGCCCTCCTTGCGAGGCTTCCACACACGATGGAACCGCTGGGCCTCAAAGTCACGCTGCAAACTCTGGCCGGGCCCGTTCACCTCCCACGCCACCACCGCCTCCCGATACCACCCACGACACACCTCCGCCACCTCCGCAGCCAAGTCCGCAGGCGTGATGTTGGCATCCACCATCATCGCCACCAACCGCTTGTCCGTCACGTCCAACACCGCCACCGCACTCGCGTGGTTCCCCGTCCCGTAGGCAGGGTCAATCCCCACCGCATACGACGACACCACCGGGTCCTCGTCACCCCACAACCGCCACCGACCAGTCGGGCTGTCCACCCACTTCCCACGAATCCAGTTCGCCCGGCGTGGCTCCCGGCCAAACTCCCGCCGATGACTCGTAATCGTCACGCTCGGAAAGAACGCCGCGCCAGCACCCATCGCCTCCGCAAACACGTTCTGCGCCAAGTCCACCTTGTCACGCTTGCGCAACTGGTCGGCAAGCCACGGCGTCCAGATGTAAGTGCTTCCAACAACCCCACTTATGCTGCCGTCAAAGTCAACCCGGGTCTCCGCCCCATGCGCCTTCTCCGGATGCTGGTAGTACAGCATCTCAACCAACTCCGGGTTCCCCGTCCCACGCGCCTCGCCAACCAACCTGTCATACCGCGTCCCATACCCAATCGGAGTGGAAACCGCGATGCGACAAGAGGTTGTGTCAGATGCCGACCGCCACGCAGCGTCGTCGTCCTCAAGCGCCGCGAACTCGTCAAACAACACAAACGTGCGCCGACCACCACGGCCAATGTGCGCGCCACTCGCCTGACCCGCAATCGTCGCCCCACTCTGCGGATGACGCAACACCATGTGCTGCCGATACTGACCACCCTTGCGTAACTCCGGAACAGGACAGGGAAGCAACCACCCGGGCTGACTTGCCAATAAGTAATCCACCTTCCAGAACAGGCTGTCCGGGTCGCCCGTCCGGTCCACGTTGTCCTCCACGCGACTCACCAACAGACTCTGCCACCCATGGAACATCCACCCCCAGACCGCCAACCCCAACACCACCCATGACGCACCCATGTCACGGCTCTTCCGAACCACCACGTCACGACCATCGCCCACGCACGTCCGCAACCGACGGATCGCCCCAATCTGCACAGGCCAAGGAATGAACGGTACGTCAGGAACCGCGACAGGCTTCTCGCGACCGTCAAGACCAACCTCCTTGACCCGGTACGTCCACGCCGTAAGTGCAAGCCACGCCGCAGGATCCGACTTGAACAAGGCGTGCAAATCCGCCCGCTCCGCTGGCGATGCGCCCGTCACCACAAACTCCCGTAGCCGCATCACATCAGCCAAGTCCGCAGGCCACGAAGGGAGGCATAGGGGATCCGTACTGGGGGAATAGGGGGCTCCGTGACGCAGACGGGGGTGGGACTCCGGCGGCGCGGCAGGCCCGGGGGATCCGGACGCAGGACCCCCCCGGGGGGAGGGGTCGGCCCCGGCGGGGGGGTGGGCGGGGGCTGGGGCTGGGCTGGCCTTGGCGGGTCGTGCCTTGGCGCGGGCGTAGCCCCGGTTCTGCATTCGCTTGCGCTTGACGGCGGCGCGGGTGGCGGCTGCTCGCTCTGCGGTGGTGGGTACCCCGCCGGGGTGGGCGGCTTGCCACGCTGCCCACGCCTCGCCGCCTGCGAGCCGTGCGGCCTTGCGCTTGGCCAGCCAACCTTTCGATGCGCCTCTCGGGCGTCCCCGCCCATCGTCAGCCATCGCTCGGCTCCGGCAGGGCTGGCGGACTTTGCTGCTCGGCGCGAAGTCTCGCAGCCGCAGCGAACCTCTCCAGCATCTCCAGCGCCCTGCTGGCGTTGCCGTCCTCGACGCGCAGCCCGCCGGACACCTCGACCTTCTGCACACCGTCCCGGTACCGCCCGGGCTTCAAGCCCCGCAGCCGGAGCGCCAGCGCGTTCAACTGCACCTGCGAGCCCGGCGAAGCGCCGGACGCAATGCCGTCCAGCGTCTCCTCATGCCGCTCGGCCACCACGCGCTCGGCGGTCGCTCGCGCCTGCGCGAAGGCCGGGTCCGCCTTCTCCCAGCCCACGGGAGTGCTTTCCGCCACGCCAGCAGCAGCGCAAGCGCCCCGCCAGCCTGCGCCATCAGCCCACGCTCGCAGCCACGCTGCCTTGCGATCTCCAGACTTCGTGAAATTCTTCACGAACTCTTCCAGCCAGTCCGGTTCCTCGCTCATTCCCGCGCATTGTGCCGGGTCCTGCGCTCGCAGTCTCGCGCAACCCGTGTTTCCATAGGGCTTTCTGACAATCTGCGAAATTTCGTGGATTTCGCTCCTTACCCTGTTGACTTCCTGTGGCCAGTCTGTACATTGTGTGTGTCGGTGATCTTTGGCAAGTGAAGACGCGCTCCCCAGCAGGCCGAACGCCTGCGGACACAGGGAGTGCGAACCAACCAGCCGCCAGCCGGGGAAACCCGACTGCGCGGCATTCGCCTGCGACGCGTGTTGCAGGCTCGCCTCTGACCGGAGACCTGACCATGACCGACCGCTTCACCCGTACCCGCGCCGGATCGACCTACGTCTGCGAGTCCTGCGGCAAGCGCACCCGCGAGACCGGGCACGAGGAATCGTCCGTGTCCCTGTGCGCCGCGTGTTACCTCTACGCGCAGATCAAAATCCTGTTCGCGGACTACGGCCATGCGTTCACCAAGGAACAGGAACAGGCGTTCCACGCCCGCCTGAACGCCGCGAAGCCCTGCACACCGGACGCCGACACGAAGGCGCTGAAAGTCCTGTACGCCGAGATGGAAGCCATCGCCCACGCATGACGCTGTGCCCTGCGCTCGCCACCCTTCGCGGGGTGGCCTGCGCTCGTCACCGTGACGAGCATGACCTGACCCCTGACCGGAGACCTGACCATGAAGACCACTCGCAAGCCCGCCCCGCCTCGGACCCCCGCGTGGGCGAAGCAGTTCATTTCCTTGTGTGGCCTGCTCGCAGATTCCTGTTCCACCACCGACGATGCCCTGCATGCGGCCCGCGCCTCCCTTGGGTGCATGGCTGAACTGGGCAACGTGCGCGGAGACCTGTACACAGAGGTCGTAGCCGCAACGAGCGCCTACGTCAGGGCGTCGGCGTGGTACACGCGCACGCTCCGCGCCTACAGCGCAGCGCCTTGGCGCGACGATGACTTCCCTGAATTCATGCGTGTGGCGCTGGACGGAGCGAGCAGACACCGCTCCGCAACGCATGCCGCCCTTGAAGCGGCCCTATGCGAAGTCCGCCCATCCCTGCCCATGACCTGACCGCGCACCGTGCGCACCTCTTGGGGTGCGCCGGATGCGACGGCCATGTTGGCCCCGCACATTCACCCATTCGGAGCATCTGACCATGCCACAACCGACCAAACTCGACCGCCTGCGCGATGAACGCACCGCCGCATTCCACGCCCTGACCTTGGCCTCGCAGGCCCAGCGGGAGGCCATTGCGGCGCTTCCCGAAACCGCCGCCCTGACCGCTGCACGGGATGCGCTGGAACGGGCGCAGGCGGCGTTCCTGCGGGAGCATGAGGCCAGCAACCGCCGGAAGTTCCGCTCCAACCGCGCCGAGGTGCGGTACGAGGTGCGCGAGATCGACTCCTACGGCGACGCCTTCAACTGCTGGGCATTTCCCACCAAGCGCGAGGCCATGGCATGCGCTCGCGCCATGGTCAAGCGCCTGTGCGAGGGCCACGCGACTGCGGTCGAGCGCGTGTGCGACGGCGACTACGTGACTGTGTGGTGGGGCGGTAGCCCTGATGCGATTTCAAAGTGGTGCGGAGACTGATCCCACGACGGCGTGACTCGCGCTCGGGCCATCGTAAGGTGGCCCCTGCGCTTGCCATGTTGGCTAGCACCTGAACCCCTGACCGGAGACCCTGACCATGTCAAATATCGACTTTCCACTTCAGTTCGCCACCGACACCGGAATCCGCGTGTCCGCCCTGTTCGCCGGGACGCGCAGCCAGCCCAAGGTCACCGTATTCATCACGACGGGCAACGGCAACCCGTTCACCGTCGAGGTCAACGACCGCACCCTGTCCCTGTCCGACACCCCGTGCGAGCGCAGCACCGCGCTGGCGGTGATCAACGCGGCGCGAATGGCGACGATCTGCGATGACTCCCACGACATCGCTTGCGAAATCGTGCGCGACTGTTTCGCAGCGATCTTGGAGTCGTGGCATTTCAACGAGGTCGCGACGGCCCTGCGTGGCAGCATCATCTGCGACATGGGCTATTTACCCCCAAATTGAACGTGTGAGGCTGGCCACGTTGCTTCGGGCGAGGGGGGCGGTTCCGCCCCCCTCTGCCCTTTGACTGCGGCATGTTCACTTGCACCAACGGTTGGCCTGCCGGGGGGCGTGCCTGACGGCCTTCTGCCCCGGCCCGTGTGGGAATCAGGTGCGCACCCTTGACCCACATCGCCGCACCCCAAGTCTACTTGCCCTGCCCAAACTTCCGAAGACCCTGTCGCAAGTCGCGCACCAGCAGTCGCTTGCGACCATCTTGCAAATTTACTGGATTGTCTGTTGACTTCCAGTCGATACTCTGTACATTCACCCATGTTCCAGTCGTGTGACTGGGACGCCTGACCCCTGACCGGAGACCTGACCATGCACGAGATTCAGCAGAATGACGGCCTCGTCCTCGCCCGCAACGCCGCTTGGCACGGGCTCGGCACCGTCGTGGAGTCCGCCCCCAACCCCTTCGCCGCCCTCCGCCTCGCCCGGCTGGAGTGGACCGTCGAGGAGTCCGCCAGCCTGACCGGGATCTTCAACCCCGGCGAGCAGTCGGAGTACCGCGTCTCGACCGACACCGCCAAGGTGCTGGTCCGTTCCGATGACCACACCGTGCTGGGCGTGGTCGGCCCCGAATACACCCCGGTGCAGAATCAGACGCTGGCCGAACTGGCCTACGCCCTGCGCGACGCCTCGTCGGATCAGGGTGTGAAGATCGAGTCCGCCGGGTCCATCCGGGGCGGCAAGCGCGTGTGGTTCCTGATTCAGGCACCCAGCGTGGAGATCGGCGGCAAGGGCGACGTGACAACCCCCTACCTCATGCTCGCCAACGGGCACGACGGTGGCGAATCGCTCAAGGCGTTCGGCACCAACGTGCGCGTCGTGTGCGCCAACACCTACCGGGCTGCGCTGGGGCAGGCCCGCGACGTGATCTCGTTCCGCCACACCAGCGGCATCAACCACCGCGTCGAACACCTGAAGACCACCATCAACACGTGGTTCGCGTCGATCTCCAAGGGCCGCGAGTTCGCTTCGGCGCTCGCCGCCCGCAAGATGACGCGCACGCAGGTGCAGGACCTGTGGGTCGAGGTGATCCAGCGCCTCGACGGCGAGATCCCGGCCAAGCCCACCAACGGGTGGGAGGAGCGCAGCCGCGAGCAGGCGATCGCTGGCCTCGCGCACATGGCGCAGGTGTTCGACCGCGAGTCGCAGCAGTTCGGTGCGACGGCATGGGTCGCGGCCAACGCCGCCACCAACTGGATCCAGCACGTCCGCTCGGACTACAGCGTCCGGGTCAAGGACCCCACCGTCCGCCGCTTCGCCAACTGGGGCGGCACCGTGGCGGATGACACCGCCGAGGTGTGGAAGGCGGCTGCTGCGCTCGCCTGATGGTGACTCGCCCTCGCCCCCCGGTTCGCGCCGGGGGGCTTGGGCTTGCCACGTTGGCCAGCACCTGACCCCTTACGGAGACCTGACATGTACGAATGCACCGTGATTTCCCTGAAGGCGAACGCGAATGTCCACATTGTCGCCTACATCATGGCCGACGGGACCGTGGCGATCCACGACCAGCGGCGCAAGCGCAACACCCTGCTGATGCAGGCCGACTGGAACAGCCACGACCTCGGGTTCGTCGGAGCCGTGGTCGCTCGCAGCCTCGCTCGCACCGCCATCGTGTGGCGTGACATGGTGGCGAACGAAGCAGACGAGTACGACACCGACCTGCTGGCGGAGTCCATCTGCGAGGGCCTGTACCTGCTGGTGCATGACGGCATCCGCACTAGCGACAGGTGCCGCGACGTGGCCAAGGCGCTGCGCGACAGCGATGGCGGGTCCATCTGCGTCGAGCGCATGACCGACATGGCGCGGGTGATGACGGGGGTGGCCAAGTGATTCCTCGCCACCTCCGCACCGTCTCGTACTGGATGCGCATCGATCGCTCGCTCACGCCCGTGGTACTGGCCAAGCGAATTGGAGACCAAGTTTCCGATGCGCTTGTGCGAGCCGCCGAAGACCTTCGCATGGCCGACCCGGATGACGAGGCCGGGTGGGCAACCGCAGCCGATGCGTTCGACGCTGCGGAGTCAGACTTCCTCGCCGTCCACCACAACACAGAGGTTTCGTTCCGATGACAACCCCAGCCACGAATCCCCACAGCACGTGGAAGAATCGCAAGACGATTCCGGTGCCGCCGATCACGTTCGATCTGTTGGACGCATACCGCGCCAACCTTCAGGCCGAAATGCCCCCGGGCGTGACGGTGTCTCTTCACTCCGCCTTGCATCACGCCGTTTCGATTGCCACCAACATGCGGGCACTGCCCGGAGACCCAGCCCATGCGAATCTTCGCTAACCTTCTCGCACTTTGTTTGACCCCGACCGTCGCCGCCGATGTCTTCCTCCAGTTCGGTGAAGGCATGGTGATGTGGCGGGGTGGCTACGCGGTCAGCCTTGGCAACGGGTCATGGGCTGGCTCCGGATGGTCGCAGTTCCCCGGGGTCAACCCGCCATGGAATCCGATTGCCGGACCAGCGCCAGCGTTCACGCTGGAGCGGCTCCCGCTGAACGGTTCCGCCATGTGCGCGCAACCCGAGGTACTCGTGCCGCCACCGACGCCGCAGGTACCCGTGCTTCGCACGCACCGGATGTTCGTGGCTGGTGAGACGGTGACGTTCACGCTGGCGGAATGATTCAGGCCCCGCGTCCTATTGGGCGCGGGGCTGTTTCTTTTTCTTGGTAGTCCATCGCTGGCACCGGACGCGGTTCGCTGCCATGCAGCGTCCGCACCTGCACCCGTACTGGTACCCGGTGCATGGCGAGAGATCGGGGAAATTGCAGAACGGTCCATCGGTCACCAAGGCACGCGTCCGGCGAAGCAGGCGGGCTTGCTTCTTCGTGTTCCAGTTGTTGCAGCGAACACACCGACACCCCAGCCTGTGTGCATAACTCGCAGAATAGTCGGGGAACTCGCACATATTACACACCTTCAATGTTCAGCACGACTCGCGGCTGGTCTGGTTTCCGGATTCGCTCCACGGTGAAGCGGATACTGACGATGGCGGCATCGTCGGCCCACACCTTGGCATCGGTGAGCCCATCGATGTACCCCTTGGTCTTGCCTCCGATGTTGTCTACGTCCGGCAGGCGACCGCGCCCGTGCCATACGACGGACACGACCGCCTGCCGGAGCGGGTTCCACGATGCGCATTTGCGCATCTCCACCAGCGCAAGCGTTGCCGCCACGTAGCGGTCGTGTCGCGCAGCCTTGTGCCGTACCCGCCAGTGCGTGCGTGCGTTGGCACCGGGCATCTTTGGTGGCGGAAGCGTAATGGTCAGGCTTCTAGGAGTTCCGTCGTCTCGGCTCCGGTCAGCCAGTCCATCACTTGATTCGCGCACTTGTTGGCCTCGCGTTCTTGCATTCCATGTGTCTGTTCGATTGTGATCGAGCGGCGCTTGGACCCAACTACCAGCATGATGCTGGTCGCACGTCGATCCCACGCGACATTGTCTTTGCGCAGCACGTCATGCCCCAACTCACACATGGCAGACAGGCCCGACGTGAGTAGCAGCACCGAGTCCAGTGCCTTCTCGCCGTCCATGACTTCGGTTGAGGTCACGGCAGACAAAATCTTTTTCCCGTCATCGAACCAGTCGATCGAAAGATTCCAGTGCTTCATGCAAGTTCTCCAGTGTTGATTCTGCGCGCTTGCTGCACGGCGAATGCCCATCAAGGGCACGGTCGCGCAGCGTACGAAACTTGTTCAGCAATCGGTTGGCACGTCGCGCCTGCATCCCTCTCGGCGTCGCCGCTGCCTGTGTCAAGGCAAGCATCAGCAGGGTCAGGCATTCGTCAAGCGACGCGGCGATGGCGTGCGCTCGTGCTTCTCGCTCCTCCGCCTTCAATCTCAAGCGGTGTTGCAGCAGTGGGTCGTGGTCCGGCACCGACATGACGGACGTTTTGCGTGGCATGGATCATCCTTCACCTTCGTAAAGGGCTCTCCGAAGAGCCGATTCGATGTTGGATTTCACGCGCACGGTTTCGTGCGAAGCGCGTTCATATTGCAATACCAGTATTGCATTTCTGCACGCCAACTTTGTGCACTCGTCATTGATCTTGGTGATCTCGTTTCGTGCTTCGTCTCTGTCGGCGCACGCCAAGCGATGCTCTTCGGTCATTACTTTCAATTCATACGTGAGGCGCTCGATCTCTTGGTGCGCTCGCGCTAGTGGATCATCACTCATTTCCCATCCTCCTTGAACAAGTACTCCCATCCGCGCACCGTTGCGGTGTCGCGTGGCGTATTGCCCGTGTCCAATCCCTGCCACACACACACCTCCCGCCTCGCCTCGTCGCGCTCGGCGCGGAGCGTGTCCCGCTCCTGCCGAAAGTGAATCAGCGTTTGAAGCGAATCGCCGATTTCCCGCCGTGCCTCGCCATACTCCTGCCGCAGCCGTTCGATCTCCTTGATCGCACAATTGATGTAGTGCGCTGCGGTGGCGGGGGAGTCGAAGTGTCCTCCGTCCTCAATGGTTGCGACAATCTGCTGAAGCCGTGGGATGGGGTCGAAGTTGCTCATGTGTGCCGTTGTGGGTGCTGGTGTCATGGCTTGTCCTCCTCGTCTTGAAAATCATCGGGGTAGCACATCACCATTGCATCCGTCCAATTCTCGCACACCTTGCACATGGCGATGTCGGGACGGTGGACGAAGTCGCACGGGTGCTTCGGGTGCGTGGCATCGGGAGCCATGTTGTCGAGCGTGATGTCCACGACAGCCTTCAGGAGCCGCCTCGCCTCGTCGCGCTCGGCGGTGAGGCGTTCGATGGCATTGGCGGCGGCCGCGAGCATCATCCATGGCGACGGCTGGTGTGCGGCAGCATCGGCCTCAAGCCGCAGCCACGGCACAATGTCCGCGTCCTCGACCGCAGGCGTGATCGCATACGGCTCGTGCTCGTCTCGTGAGTCGGTCATGCTGCCCCCACTGGAAACAGGAATTCCGAGTCGGCGCACTTCCATACCCGGGCGGATCTTCCGGAGCGCGTCGGGCGATAGCCGCTTGCCACGATCAATCCCTTGTTCATCAGGTTGTTGACGGCTGCGCTGCATGTTTGATGTGTGAGGGCGAGTGCCTGCTCCAACTCGTCACAGGTGCTCGGGCATTCGCGGATGGCCTCCAGCACCTTGTGCTGAATGGTTGCTAGCCGTGGCTGCACCGCATCCCATGCTGCATCCTGTGTGTCCCAGCGGGTTGCCTGCCCCGGCGTGCGCCGGGGAGGCAATCCATTTGCTGCGAGGTCAGTCCTGCTCATCGAAGATGTCCCCCGCAATCGAGGCGGGCTCCGGCGGCTTCATGCGGATCTGCGTGACGCGCGGCGGGGCATCGGGCTTCTTCGACGCTTCGGTGATGATCCACACAGTCTGACCCTGCACAGCCTTGGCAACCCCGTGCAACTGTTCGTCCCACACGAAGTAGGCATTTCCGTTGGAGTCCTTCAACTTCACATACGGAGTCTGGTTCTTGCCCGCAACGCCCTCGTCCGCGTACTTGACGGTGATGGCAATCCAGTCACCGATAGGTTCGGTCTGCGCTGGCTGCGCTGGCGTCGCCGCAGGCGCAGGCTTCTTTGCGGGAACCTCCGCCGCACCACGCGCCTGCGTGGGCTTGAACGCATCGCGGACCGGGGTCAACCGTGTGGCGCGGTCGTTCTCCCCGTCATCGTCCTCGTCACCGACGATCCCGACGATGGCTGCGAGCGCGTACCTGCGGAGGTACGTGATGCAGGATCCCATCTGCTGCACGGTGGCGTTGTTGGGCAGCGGGAACATGGCCACGTCCTCGATCGCCTGACCCGACGCGTGGATCAGCGAGGTAGTGACGGTGACCATCCCGTTGGCCATGCTCACGGTCTGAACAGGGGCGATTCCATTCTTGGCAAGCGGAATGCGGATCGCGTTGAGGATGCTCCCGAGCGTGGCGTAGCGGTTCTTGAAGTGCGGGTTGACGCGGTCGAGTTCCGCATTGCGGATTTCCAAATTGCTCTTGGCGAGCGCAGCCGCCAGTTCTCCGATGAAGTCTGTGCGATTCATGGGTCAGTCTCCGATAGGTGCGAGTAGGTCAGTGGTCGCCCAGTTGGGCATGCGGATTTCGGTCACGGTATCCGGCCAGCCTTGGCCGGGCTCGTCCATGTACTTGCGGTAGAGGTCGAGCAGTTCAGGCAGGCGGGCCGTCGCGAGGTCGAGATGGTCGGGGTGCATCGCGGCGCACAGGCAGGCATGCGGCGCATTCTTCTCTACGACAATCAGGATCACGCTAGTGACCTCCTTGCCAGCGCGGCGCAGCATCTCGCGATAGAACGCGAACTGCGTCCAGTATCCGAAATTGTGCGCAGCCTTGGCGAACTCCTGCGGCGACGCCAGCCCGCCATGCGTTTTGATGTCGATGATGGTGCCGTGTTCCTCGATGAATCCATCGATGCGGGCCTTGCACGGGATGCCATCCCATTCCCCAATCAGCGTCATCTCGGTGCAGGTCCCACATGCAGCGAGCAGTTGCCGTGCCGTTTCGCACGACATCACGCCGCCACGCATCTCTTCGACAAGGTTTGACTCGTCCTTGGTCAGGACCGTCCGACCATCAGCGATCGTAAGAAATTTCTCCCACTCTTCCTTACCAGCCTTCGTGCGGCGGTCAATGTCTGGCGCAGTCACGAAGTCCAGTTCGTACTTGGCGGGCGTCAGCAGCAGGCTGTGCAGCGCACGCCCAACACGGAATGCAGACGAGTCGGTCTGGTTCTCCCGCTCGGCCAACAGGTGCAGCGGCGTGGAACGGTCAAGGGTCTTGAGCGCGCTTGCGCTCATACGGTCGAGGCTGTGGTATTCAGCCTCCGGCATGTCCATCACAATCTTCATGGGTCAGTCTCCGGTTGTGGCAAGCACCATGCTTGCGAGTCGCACGA